AGGAGTTCCTGAATTGGGTATTCCACCCATGGATTTAACAACATCACCTGGTTTTCCTTTTACCATGAATAATATGAAAACTTCTGAACTGTTACAAGTAGTTGAGGAAGCAAAAGGTAAAAAGAGAGTGGTAGTGCACAAAAAGTTTCAGGAACTTTTTGAATGGAGAGTCACAAATATGGAAAATGGTGTTATGGTACCTTACACAGTTAATGATACGCTCAAGGATGAAGTTCGAGATTTAGAGAGAGTTAAACAGAAGAAAACACGACTTTTTGATGTAGGTCCAAAGGTTGATGTGGTTAAAATCAGAATGATGTTGGGTCATCTTGTAGCACATATAGAAAAAGACAGAAATCATTCAGATATCAAGGTAGGTATTAACCCACATGGACCAGAGTGGGCTATGTTTTACGATAAAATGTGTAAACATTTGAAATCACGTAAAGAACCAGGGGTCTTAGGAGGAGATGCAGAGAGATGGGACAAATCGATGTTGTTATTCTGTTCATCAATAATAGCAACATTTATGATTAGACATTGTGGTTATGAGATGACTGAGAAAGAGAAAACATGGACTCATTGTATGGTGAGGTCATATTTTACGGCAATGCATATATCACCTATGGGGGTGTATTTTGTAGAGAGAGGAGGTAGTTCAGGACACGCGTTAACATCAATCTTCAATTCAATAGTTAATTCAATATACCATAGAACCGCATATGCTTGTTTGGTACCATTAGATTTAAGATGGACATTTGATGCATATGTAGTTCTTGGTGTGTATGGAGATGATTCATCAGGTTCTGTTAGCCCAGTTGTACGGAAATGGTACAATATGGCTGCACTCAAAGACTTCTTTGGACGTTATTTTTCATTAGGTTACACTACATCATCTAAAGGAGCTATAGAAGCACCATTTATCACTATGGAGGATTTAGAATTTTTGAAAAGGAAATTCACACTGCACACTATGGGTGATAAAACAATGATCATGCCAGCACTTAGCATGGACAGTATAC